AAGTCCTTGAATCTGCTGAAGTAACCGAATGAGTATCAAAAATCGCAAAGGTCAGATCGCTGGTGCCGAACAGGTGCCAGTGCCCGTCAAGAAGCGGGGCAGACCCAAAAAAACTGAAGTTGTAAAGAATAAGGTTGATCCTGCCCTTCCGACAGGAGCATTTCACCAAATGTTCCCTCATATGCTACAATATAAAGAGAAGCAAAGGAATCAAAAAGACACGATTCAAAAAACTTGCTATTTTCAGTGCGAAGCACACATGAACAAACACATTGAGAGGTACAATCTTGACCGACGAAAAATCACCATCGGCATCACAGAACCACGAACTAATTGATGATGCTTTCTATGTTGAAGAAAAACGTTGGAAGACTTGGCAAAGTTATGATACGAATGGGAACGGCATTATTACATCTCTCACGAGAGAAAACTGTATTGCAGCAACAAGATCTTATCTTAAATGGCAGCAGGAAGGGTTTCCAGAAACCATTACACACGAAGGTACTGTAGGCGGTAAGTTGTGAATATATTTGCCACAAGTGAATATCCTGCAGAATCTGCTATTGTTTTACCCGACAAACACATTGTCAAAATGCCTCTTGAATGCTGTCAAATGCTTTCAATTGTTGCATCTGAATGGTATCATGGTTATGGACCCATACACAAAAAAGACGGCACTGCCTATAATACTGTCAAAGGTGCATTCCGAAATCATCCTTGCACACAATGGGCAGCACAAACTATTGACAATGCCTATTGGTTGATCAAACATGGTATGAATCTTTGTGATGAGTATCATTTACGATATGGCAAACAACATTCATGTTATAATACTTTACTTCAAGCATACTATTTGTTTCCTAAAGGTAAAATTACTAGTATAACACCATTTGCCCGTGCTATGCCAGATGAATATAAACTTGACACAAGCATTGACACTTTTACTGCTTACAAGATGTATATCGCATCCAAACCTTGGGTTGCATCTAATTATCTTCGTATGCCGCAACGAAAACCAGAATGGATAGCATGATATATCACGTTCTTGATCCAACAACTCCATGGTTTGAATGGTTATCTTATCAGGAATGCTGCTGGAGTTTAGGTATAACACCATCACTCGGAAAATTTATTAGATACAATGAATATTTTAAAACGTATGCAAAATAATAACTGGAAACAAATATTTGCAGACATTTCGCAGGATGATGGTCCTTATGAAATGGGCACTGTAAATTATTATAAACTTACTTCTATTTTAGAAGATTTATATGAGAAAATTAAAGTTCTTGAAGACGAGAATATCTCATTGACTAATGAACTTTATCGTCTGGAGAATTCTCTAGATGCTCGTATAGATATTCTTGCTGATAAATTTGGATGTATTAACGATGTATGAAGATCTAACAGCATTTGAAAGAGCACTTGCTCGCTTCGGTGATAAAGTTCAATATATCATTGGACTTGAAATTACCAATAGAATGAAACCTGAAGATGCATATCAAGAAATCAAAGAAATGATGAAGGAACTTAAGAAACTTCGTAAAAAAGAAAAGGATGAATGGAATGACTGAAGATTCTTTGAAAGTTAATTTTGATGATGAAACTGGTGAAATCACTCTAGAGTGGGACCCAAACGATACTCAATGGAATTTCCTCAGGGACTTGACATCAGAGGAAATTAGAGATATGATTATGAAACACGCCATGGAGACCCTTCAAGATGAAACTGCGGGAGAGTGAACAAACTCATCGTTCCAAAATTTGGGAAGCGATGAATGAACTTGATTATACACCACAGCATTTTCTTAATCTTAAATATACTCTGAATGCTGCTATTGATGCTATTCAGCATCGCGATTATGATATGGTAGAAAAATTGCATAATGTTGCAATGGATTTGGCAGATCATTATTGTGATGTATTTGAAAAGAAATTTCAAGTTGCTTGGAGTGCTACTCTAGATGTAGCAGACATTGCTGACAATTCTACATCAATTCAAGATAAAAAGTATATGACACAATATACTGATGAAGAATTAGAAGCAATGTGTAATGCTGCAGAATCCACAAAGAGACACTCATTAGAAGCACAATTGTCTGATGCAATTGATGATGATGATGAATATCTTCAAGCATTATCAGAATTAAATAAAAATAAAACCTGGGTTGTTCCTATAGAGCAAACACCAGATGATGAATATCTTATCACATTTCCTGACGAACTTGTAGTAAAAGTTGGTTGGGTAGAGGGTGATACTTTAGAGTGGATTGATAACAAAAATGGATCATTTACACTCAAAAAATTGCAATGATTGAATTAGTAATTTGCGGATATAATATTTTTTGTCATGCAAATAATTTTAGGCATCAATTTTTTAGAGACAAATATCCGCCAGATGTTGCCCAACTTTGCCAATACTTTGAAGATCAAAAATCAGAACTTCCAGACTATTGCAATTGGCACGATAAACCATTTACACCTAAACGAAGGAATGAATTTTAATTATGGCACTATCTAATCAAGTAGAAGATTCGCTGAAAGATGCAGAATCCTCGTTGCGTAATGCTCTGGCATTTGCTGCTCGTAATGAAAAACCATTTGTAAATACTTGTATTGCAAGTATGATTCATGATATTGATAAATTGATTCAGATTGATAAATTCATGGATAAAGTTGAGGAACGGGGTGGATTCTCGTTTGATAAAGAATGACACCGCTTGAATTTGATGGAATGGTTTTGATGAATTTGGATTTGCCTGACTGCAAATTTATGGAGACTGAAGTAGATCCTGGAATTTCAATGCCATTTAGCATTGTTTTCTACAGTCGTCAGGGCGAAGAAGATAATCAATCTCTTGGTCAATTTGTAGAATCTATTCCTAAACGTAATATTGGTTGGGATAAACCAACCAGGCAACTATTCTATCGTGGTATGACTGGAAAACTTTACAAATTAAATTTTGAGGAAGTCAAATGACTGAAGAAACACCAAAACCAAATTCCAAAGATTTCATGAAATCTATGCAAGAGTGGTGGGATTCTGATGCCTGTAAAAATCTTCAAAAATCCCATAAAGAAGGAGTTGAACGAGCAGTAGGAAAGTATTTTATGCTTTCTGAAGAAGATAAACTTGATATGATTCAGGCAATCTGTACTATCATGTGTAAAGCAGAAAGTGAAGGAACCAGTCACCGTGGTCTCCAAGATGCACTTGGAGTTTATCCTGCTGGTTTCTGGGTAAGTGAACTGATGGATGTTCACAATGCTCTCTGGTCTTATTATCACGACCAGAAACAAGAAAAAGATCTCAAAGATGATTTAGATACACTTGAAGATTTCATTAAGTAATGTGACACGATCCCAAAGAGAACATTAAATTTCTAGATAATACTGTATTGAAATGCTAACATTGAGTCACATCGCAAAACACTCATGACCCTTTCTAAATCTGGCAATGATGTTCTCACTAAAGAAGAGTGGGATGAACTTATTGCTCTCAAAGATGCAATTACATATCGTCCAGCATCAGTATCTGCAGACAAAATGGAAAAGTTTGCAGAACTTATGGTCAGAACTTTAGAAGGTAAATGTGATCCTCCGACACCTAAGAATTGGAGAGGTGGTCCTTTGAGTGAATGATTCAAATAAATATACTGTATCCAAATAAACATATGGAAGAATTAGAAGGTAAAGATCTTAAAGATCTTGATGTCCCTGAGAAAGAAGAAAACACTCCTAAAACTAACTTTCAAATTTATTGTGATGAAAATCCCAATGCCCTTGAGTGCAGAATCTACGAGGACTGAAGAAATGTCCTGCCCATTCGCAGAGAATGTAGAAGTCTATTATGAAGACTATCTTGGCAAAAGAGTTTATGGTTACATACGATTTATTTGTAATGAATATGTAACAGTCTGTATTAAAGAAGGTCCAGTCAAAGCAAATGACTGTTGCCTCTTGTTTTATCCCAGTCAATGGGATAGACTTATTCCTGTAGTATCTAAAAGAATCCAATGAATTTTGACAATGAATATCTGCACAAGATCGTAATTGATCTGACCAGCAGGAAAATTGAATTGCATGGATCCGATGGTAGTAATGAAGTTATTTCTGATAACAACGTCGGACAATTTATGAGTATGCTTGATTACATCAAGAAACATGCTCCAGTTAATATTGTTGAGTATGCACAGGTAGCGTGAAATGTCTACAATTTTGATTATAGTAATTTTAGGTCTGTTGATTTCATTTACCGTAGGAACTATAGTGGGATCACTTATAGCATTTGGTATGGGAACTGATCAAGAAGAACGTGACGATTATTAAACTGGCACACAACCCCTCCCATGAGGGGTTTTTTACTGTATTATATAATCAACAAAAACAATTCCATGACTGAAATCTCTTCCGAACTTAAGAAAATTGTTGTTGATAAAGCATTGGGTAAAGATGTAACTGCTGATCCTCTGCTTTTAGAATTGCTTGATATTTACATGAATGATGTTAATTCATCTACTCTTCGTGAACTTATTACAATTGAAGTTGCTGGATATGAGAGTATTCCTGGTAAACTTGGTCGTGATGGTGTAGATCCCGTTACTAATAAACCTAAGGAAGCAAAACCTAAAAACTTTACTGGCAAATCAGGTAATGGTAGCGGATGCTTCAATGATTACACGCAACGTCGTTTGAATAAAGATATTGCAGATGATCTTGATATTGTTCATTCGTTTTTTGTTGATGGTAAGATAGCATATATTGTAGAATTTAATATTGATGCTATCAAAGATCGTTTGCAAGAACAAATCACTACTAAATGTGTGATTGGTAAAAATGATTATGTACGCTCTGCCTCATGGAGTTATATGCATTGGGTCAATCATGATTCTCTGAAAATACATTATATTGATCATAAATTCTTGATTAAGAGTAAAACAGTAGTTCGTGACATGTGGACTGCTCTCATGGGTATGGACGCTTTGAGAAGTGTCACAGAGGACGTTTCCGTGCCCGATAATGCCCTATAATTACAAGGTAATCAACGGAACACCACCGATGACCCTCTCGTATCCCACTAAAGAGCACCACCTTGCTGCATTGTATGATGCATGTAATCTGATTCTTGACACTTATCGTCACACTGATCTTTTTAAAGTGTATTCTGATGAGGGTCTTGAGGATCATATTAACTTTGCTGCCACTGCTCGTGAGATCATGGGTTTGATTGCTGAGGGTGATCTGTGATGAAATCTTATCCTCTTGGTATTGACAATCCTTACGTTATTCGTGCTATAATTGGTACTACACGTTGGGGTTTGTATCGTCGTAATCCATTTGAAAAAGTAGCAGAATTTGCTACTCAACTACAAGCATATGATGCTCGTCGTGCTATTCTTAAAATTCAAGGGTATAATACATGAAAGATAAATCTCCTGCATTTATTATCGGTGCTACTGTGGGTATTCTAACCATAGCAGCACTGGCAGTTTTATTTCAAGCATGGTTGCTGATGATGGTTCTGTCATGGTTTGCAATCAAATTGACAATCTGGCAGTGTGTTGCTATTGTGGTTCTCGTGAGTTCACTACTGTCCGCTGCTAAATCTTCTAAGTAAATCATGAGAAAGGTTATTGTAAAACCTAAATCTAGCAAGGCAAAGAATCGTCTTGCTAACATCATGGAAAACAATCCTGTTTGTATTGTAGAGCAAGATACTGATGGTGAGTTATTCTTAGCATCAGAGAATCGTAAATACTTTATGTGGGTCAGCACCCGCACTGGCACTAATCGTTTCGGTGACAAATCTGATGCACACTGGGAAATCATTTCTGAAATCAAGGATGTAATCTTATGAAACCTAAGTTCCGAGTTATTTTAGAACAGGCAATTGAAGAAGGTGTGCGTCGTGGTTATTCACGGGCACACAAACATGTAGAGAATCCTACTGAAGGTGCTATTATTGAGCATATTGAAGATGCTGTGATGTCTTCAATCTACGAATACTTTACGTTTGATGACGATGAACTATAATGACATTACGACTCTTGAAAATTGTCCTAATTGCAATAGTAACTGGGTTGATTCTATCATTCCCGAACAATACCGAGAAAACTACTCCCCACCATACTTTTACTCCCGTGTTATTGGTGTAGAATTGATTGGTGAGGATCACATCAACCACTGGTTGTGTCCTGATTGTAAACATCAATTCCCACGAGGTTATTAACTATGTTCACCACGTTTGCTGCAGCATTTTCATTTGGTTACTGTGTAACTGATCTGTTTCTTAAAATTTTCACTAACAACAAACTCGGTAAGTATGACGAACCACGTAGCACACACGAATCATCTACTCATGGAACTTAAGCAACAGTATCAGAATCAAATTGAATATCTCCATGCTAAAATCAAAGAACAGGAGCAGGAGATTATTATTCTGCAGAACATGCTGGCACTCATTACCAACAATCAAAAATGATTGAATTTGCCCTCGCTACTGCCATCAGCACCATCACTGCACACTCGCAACCAAATATTGATAAAGTAAATCAATTCTGCTCATATCTGGTTGGAATTTCTTATCAATCAGATAATTTCACTGATGCTGAATATCAACGTTTTCTTGTCTGTAAAGAGGTATTTGAATGAAGTACATTGTTGAATACGATCGTCCTAAGAAAAGGGGATGGGCAAAAGCAGAAGCAGTATTCTTTAAACTTGATGATGCTGAAATCTGGCAAAACCATGTTATAATGTGTGGAGCACAGAATGTGATTATTAAAGTTAAATGAAAAACAAAACTGCATGGAGATGGTGGGCAAAGGCACTTGGTCAAAAAGCAAGCAATAAAGATGCTGAAGCAGATAAAATTGCTGTGATTCGTACATTTATCTTTGCCACTTATCTCATCACCAACTGTTTTATCATCGCTGGCGTGATCCGTCACTGGGACAGTGTGACAGTCATTGAACTGCACACTGATGCACCAGCGATGGTCCAACAACCCTTATAATTACAAGGTAATCAAGGGAACACCCCATGCACCCCTACTACACCAGCAGTTTCGCTGATCGTGAGATGTTTGCTTATAATTCTTATCGCGAGAAGCAACAGGCAGAGATTGCACGAATCAATGCACATCCAGAGCAACGTATGAAGTATTGTTTCTCTTTTATGCAGGGTGCTGACGTTGAGACCCGCACAAAATGCTATAACAAAATTGCAGAATACTCTGCACAACTTGACTACTCTGAGGCACACTACTGATCATGAAAACTTCTTATTGGTTTCTTGCAATTATTGCCATTCTCATGTACAATGGTATGCTGATCAAACGTGATGCGGAAATGTTTAAAGCATATGACAAAGTATGTGCAGAACTACCTAAATACAACCCGAACTGCAAATATGCTAAATGAAACGGGAAGTAACTGCCAGAATTATTTCTTCTGTACTTGTGGTGGTTGCTTATTGGATCACACTATATCATGACACTCGGCATGGTGCAATCATTTATGCCATTGCTAATGCTCTCGCAATACCCTACATGGTAAAATCCAAATGTTGGGATGTTGTTGCACTTCTATCATTCCTTATACTTGTAGGGTTACCTAAAATACTATCATGAAAACTTTATCTGAAAAAGACTGGGCAGACATTCGTGCTGCTCTAGCAAATAATAATCACTTGTTTGATCCTAAATTTAATACTATTGATGGCATTCAAGAGCAGATTGATAACACTGATGTAGGTCGTTACATTTATTATCCGCAACAGAATGCACCATTTGAGTATGATGAGAACAATAAAATAATCCCTCAGTTTGATGAAGCGGGAAATCAAATACCTTTAGTGACCATTGTACAGTGTCAGGTGATTGAACAATGACATTCTCACAACCAGTACGCGGAAAAT